GTCACGAAGGACCGGCCGGGGTCGCCGCTCAAGATCGACTTCGCGGTCGCCGCGATCCTGTCCTGGGAAGCGCGCCGCGCCGCGTTGACCGAGGGCGCGAGGCCGGATGGCCCGTCCATTTACGACCAGCGGGCAGCCGCGGGCGTGGAGGCAATCGACGCATGGTGACACTTCGACCCGCTCTCGTGGATCGTCTCGCCGTCCTCTTGGGGGTGGGCCTGGTCGTCGGTGGCGTCGCCATGCTCTCGCCTCCCATTGCCGTCATCCTGTCCGGCGTCTTCCTCGTAGCCGGCGCTCTGTGGAGGGCACGATGAGCAGCATGGTGTCATGGCTCTTGGGTGTGCCCCGGGCCGGCGGGCTCGACCCGCTCGACGACAAGTACTACGACCTCCCGCCCGGGATGCTGTCGCGGGCTGGCCAGCGGGTGTCGGCCGACTCGGCCATGAAGACGAGCGCGGTCTACCGCTGCGTCTCGATCCTGGCGAACGTGCTCGCGATGTTCCCCAAGGGCATGTACGAGAAGCTCGCGGAGGGCCGGCGCCCGGCGCCGGAGCATCCGCTCGATCCAATCATCAGCTTTCGCCCGAACCGCCGGCAGAACGACTTCGAGTTCTGGCGTCAGGTCTGCTACCACCTCGTGCTGCGCCAGAACGCCTACGTGCAGATCGTCCCGGGTCCGACCGGGCGAGGGTGGGTGGGTGGACTCGTCCCGCTGCATCCGGACCGCGTGAAGGGTCCGGAGGAACTGCCGGACGGGTCGCTGCGCTACGAGTACGTGCGGCCGGGCGCGCCTCCGGTGAAGATGATCGGGGACCACGACATCTGGCACCTGAAGGGACTGAGCGATGATGGGCTGAGGGGCCTCTCGATGCTCGACGCGGCGAACGACTCCATCGGGCTGGCGCTGGCCGGTGAGCGCCACGCGGCGCGCTTCTTTGAGCGCGGGGTAAAGCCGACGGGCGTGCTCCAGCACGAGAAGACGCTCAAGCCGGAGACGGCGCAGCAGATGAGCGAGTCCTTCGGGCGCGTCTACGGGGGCGAGGCCGGGACCGGGAAAATCCCGGTGCTCTGGGAGGGGATGAAGTTTCAGCCGCTCTCCATGACGCTGAGGGACGCGCAGTTTCTCGAATCGCGCAAGTTCTCGGTGGCCGAGATCGCGCGATGGTTCGGTCTCCCGCCCCACATGGTCGGGGACGTGGAGCGCAGCACGTCGTGGGGGACCGGCATCGAGCAGCAGGGCCTCGGCTTCCTGATCTACTCGCTGCAACCGTGGATCACGCTCATCGAGCGGGCGATCCTCTTCACGCTGGTCGTCCAGCCGGAGCGGTACTACCCGCGGGTCAACGCGACCGCGATCCTGCGGATGGACGCGAAGGCACAGGCCGACGTGTTCGCCGTGCTGATCGACAAGGGCGTGCTGAACCCGAACGAGTGCCGGGAGCTGCTGGAGCGGAACCCGCGCGAGGGAGGCGACGAGTACGTGGACGTGGCGAAGGAACCGGCGGTGCCCGGGGTGCAGACGGTGCCGGCACCCGAGGAGCCCCCGGACGAGCCGGATGCTACCGCCCAGGCACTCGCCACCGCGCGCGGGCTCGCGCAGGCGCGGGCGCAGGAACTACTGGCTGAGGAGTACCGCGGGTTGGTTCGGCTAGCGAAAGAGCATGCAAACGACTCGGACGCCTTCCGGGTTGCCGTCGCGCGTTTCTACGGTCACTTCGCCGGGCGGGTATCGGCGGCGCTCGCTTGCGACAGGTCTGAGGCGAAGGCATGGTGTGAGACCAGGCGCGGCTTGGTGCGCCCTCGGACTCTCGCCGGTCAACAGAAAGCGCAGAACGAAGCGGCCGCGGTCCTTGTGGCCTTGGCCTTGAACAACGGAGGCGCAACATGCTCTCTCTGATTCACGCCGTAGCGGGTCGTCCCTGGGCGATCCGTGCGGAGATCGCGTTCCACGTCCGCGGGATGCTCGCGAAGGAGGGCATCGCCGGGCTGCGCCACCTCGCCGAGCTCAAGGAGGAGATCCACGCGCGCGACGGGCGGATGGCGGGAGGCCCGGGGCGGCCCGGCGGCTCGACGGTCGCGGTGATCCCCGTGATCGGCACCCTGACGCAGCGGACACAGGCGATCGGCAGCGCGGAGACCCGCTCCACCGCGGACGTGGCGGCCGAGGTCCGGGCGGCGGCGCTGGAGCCGTCCGTGGACGGGATCGTGCTGGAGGTCGACTCGCCGGGGGGGGAGGTCTTCGGGGTGCCCGAGGCGTGGGCCTCGATCCGCGAGTCGGCCCGCATGAAGCCCGTGTTGGCGCACGCGAACAGCGTGGCGGCCTCGGCCGCCCTCTACCTCGCCAGCGCGGCCCGGGAGGTATGGGTGACGCCGAGCGGTCTCGTGGGCAGCGTCGGAGTCTACTCGCTCCACATCGACGCCTCGAAGGCGATCGACCAGATGGGAGAGGCCTGGGACTTCATCGTGGCAACGAAGAGCCCCTACAAGATCGAGGGCAACCCGGCCGGGCCGCTGACGGGCGAGGCTCGGGCGCACGCGCAGGACCGGGTGGACGAGTACATGGGGATGTTCCTGCGCGACCTGGCGAAGGGGCGCGGGGTGTCCGAGAAGCACGTCGAGGGCAGCTTCGGGGGCGGCCGGATGCTCGGCGCGGCCGAAGCGGTCGCCGTGCGGATGGCCGACTACGTCGGCACGTTCGATCAGGCGATCAAGCGCGCGGCGCAGCTCGCCGCCCCGGCCGGCGCCGGGAGGCCACGCGCCGAGGTCGTGCCGATCGTTCCGGTGGCCGTCGATCCTGTCGAGTTGACCATGCGGGCCGCCCTGGCCGGCGTGAAGGTTGAAAGGGAGAAGATCTGATGGCCATCCTAGTCGCCACACCGCTGGCCGATGCCGGCGTGAACCTCTGCACGACCCTGACGGGCAACGTGGACTCGACGAACATCATGGACCGCGGCCACACGCTGGGCGGGCCGTGCATGTTGCGCGTCACCTCAACAGTCGGGGCCGGGCCGACCGTCAAGCTCGACATCCAGGGCTCGATGGACAACGTGACGTTCTTCAACGTGCCCTACTCGCTGGTGGCGACGCCGGAGACCTGGGTGGTCGCCCAGATCACGATCATCGCGGCGCTCACCAACTACTACATCCTCAAGGGCGGCGTGCCCTGGCGATACCTGAAGACCGTGATGTCCGTGAATACCAACGTCACCCTGACCGTGGACGCCTTCCCGACGTCGTTCAAGGGATGACGACCGCGCGCCAGGAGTTCCGGCAGCACTCGAAGAGCACGCTGCTCCGGGCCGCCAGTACCGTCTTCCGCGAGCGGCAGGTGCTGCTGACGATCGAGCGGCGCAGGTGGCTGCGGCGGTGCGGCCTTGTGGCGGTCGTGGCGTTGCTGGCCGGGCTGGCGCTTGGTGTCGCCGCGGGCCGCATGTGGGGGGCTTGACAGCCCGTGATACTCTGGTCGTGACGTAGAAGGGCTCCGGCCGCCTCAGCCCGCAAGGGCCTCTCCGGTCGGGCCATCGCAGCACCGCGCCACTGGCGCCCCTGCTGTTTCGGCATCTGGACGTTTTTCAGGTGTCGGCAGGGGCGCTTTCGCTTTCTGGCCGGCACTCTCAGGAGCTGCGATGGAACGACTCAAGGAACTGGAAGTCGACCGGGAGGACCGGCGAGGCGAGATCAAGCAGATCCTGACCGCCGCCGGCAAGGACAAGCGCCCGCTCAGCGAGGACGAGCGCGAGAAGGCCGCGACCCTCACGTCCGAGCTCGAGCAGATCGAAGCCACGATCAAGCTCGAGGAGCAGACGCTGAACTGGAACCGGGACAGCGCGCCGGCCGTCCGCCGGCCCGACGGCGACCCGCAGCCCGGCCCGAAGGCCTTCAAGCCCTACGCCGCGGGCCTTGGGGGGTCGCGTAACCCCTGGGGTGACTGCTCCTCGGAGCTCGGCACGCAGGTCGCGTTCGGCAACTTCCTCCAGGCGGTCGCCGCGTGCGCGAAGGGCGCCCCGGCGGACCCCCGGCTGGCGCAGGTGCCGATGGGCCCGATGGCCGCCGCGAGCGGACTGAACACGTCGGTCGGCAGCGAGGGCGGCTTCCTCGTGAGAACCGACTTCTCCACCGCGCTCCTGGCGAAGGCCATGGGCGAGTCGGTCCTGGCGAACCGCTGCAGCACGATCGACATCGGCGACGGCTCGGACGGGATCGAGCTGCCCTACATCGACGAGACCTCCCGCGTCACCGGCTCCCGGTGGGGCGGCGTCCAGGTCTACCGTCGCGCCGAGGCCGACACCGTGACCGCCTCGAAGCCGAAGCTCGGCATGCTGGAGATCCGGCTCGAAGACCTGATGGGCATCTGCTACGCGACCGACCGCGCCCTGCGTGACGCGACGAGCCTCGGGCAGATCATCCAGACGGCGTTCTCGTCCGAGTTCGCGTTCCGCGTGGACGACGAGATCCTGCGGGGCAGCGGCGCCGGCCAGTGCCTCGGCATTCTCAACTCCGGCTCCCTCGTCACCCAGGCGAAGGAGACCGTGCCGGCGCAGCTCAACGACACGTTCATCACCGAGAACGCGCTCAAGATGCGCTCCCGGATGCCGGCTCGTCTCCGGGCCGGAGCCGCGTGGTTCATCCAACAGGAGCTGGAGCCCCAACTCCCGATGATGAGCGTCAAGATCCTGAACGTCGCCGGGAACGAGTGGGTCGGCGGTGGAGCGGCGTGCTACATGCCGGCGAACGGGCTCGCCGGTCAGCAGTACGACACCCTGTTCGGGAA